TTTCTTCTAAAGAATTCTGACTATGCCATCCTCCAAAATTACTGCGAATAATTCCTTTTCGATCTTTCTTCTGCTCCTCTAAGATATCATTGACAATACTGCGATTTAATTGAGAAACAGTTTCTCCAAAATAATGCAATGATACTGGAGTACCAAAGAGTCTAGGATAAGCAGACTTCATCAGTTAGCACCATAACTGAAAACTTGCTGAGCAATCTCATCAAGTTTTTCCATTACTTCTGGTGTAAAGTATGTTTCGGGATCTTTGAGGATTGCTTTAGCATAGACTTTCTTACCGTCTATTTCATAGCGTCCAGCAACGTTTTTCCATAGACCTCCAAGCTCACCGAGTTCAAGAAGACCATAATATCGATCAAGACCACGCTCATCGTAATAAAGACGCACCGTAACATCTTGATTCTCCTTGCTTAAACGCGACTTAGCAGTCTTTGCCTTGATAAGGTTTCCAACGATTTCTGTTCCATCCTTTTCCTTTTTCTTAGTAAGGTGAATAATTGTGGACGCCGCATATTTAAGACCAGAGCCGCCACCCATCTCTTTGGTTGGAACGTATGCACCGATAACATCGTAAGTGTGGTTAGTAACAATCATTGGAATGTTAGCCTGCCCCAGTTTCAGTGTCAACATCCTGAACGCACCTTTAATAAGTTGAGATTTGGTCATGTCTCGAACTTGTTTGTCGTTGAGTGCGTCAGTGATCTCCTTCTCTGTGGAAAGCATACCAAGAGAGTCTAACACAAACATACAAGGTTTGCGATCCTCTTCAGGTTTTTTTAGGTATAAGTCAACTGCCTTGAGTGCTTTACTGCGGAACTCCTCAACAGTAACAACATTGACAACAACTGTACGACCTAAATCTACCCCGCGACTTGCGAGTAGAGACTTATTAACAGCCGCTTCAGTGTCAAAATATAGACAATAACCATCGGGATTGCTATCAAGGAAATTTTTAACGACAGCGAGGCTGAAGAAAGTTTTGCCAGTGCTAGACTCGCCAGCAATGGCAGTAATCTTATTCCGAGATACACCACCAAATATAGACCCTGAAACAAGTCCGTTAAAAATGTACGAACCTGTATCAACGTATTCTTCACTTTCATCAATATCTGATGCGAGTTGGGTGTATTCATCGCCAATTTCTTTTACAATTTCTTTAAGAAAGTCCATAATCTTTGTTTCTATAGTTCATTTTCCAACACCATATTTTGTCATGGAGTCGTTTAGTTCGATCATCATACCGAAGTGCTTTTAGAAGTAAATCTAATTCTTCGTCAGATATATCATTCAATGACCAATGATTGTTCTTAGATAACAAAACCGAATTTTTCGCGTACAATTTTTTTGTATGGACCGCCAGGATTTTCTTCTCTGACTTCCTTTACAATTTTGAGTTTTTGATAAAGAGAGGTGTCTCCACCCAAACGCAATGCACTAACAATAGTGTCTAGTTCTTTATCATTAATAGGTAGTTCCATCAGCTAAAAAATGCCTCCAAAGTTGCTGTTTTTTCTACTTTCCACCCAATAGCATCAAGAATTGCTTTGAGTGGTTCTACAAAACTCTTCTGGAATTGTAGTTCATAATCAATGTATTTGTCAAGATTGAGTTCCTTAGGAAAATCTTGAATAAAGGAAACTACATTCTCTTGAATAATGTTTGGTTTCTTCAGATACAAAAACTTAATTTTTTCTCCATTACCAATAAGAGAATACTTATTAGTAAGTTTTTTGTCCTTAATATAATAGTTAAAAAGTAGAGCACCTCTAATATGGATTGGTGTCCCTTTAACATAAATGTCAGAATAAGAATGATACTTCAGAACGTTAGATGCAGTCCTGGGGAAAGCAATCTGTTCGGGAGGAAGACTACTAAATTCAGCACGACATTTTTCGATGAAATCAATAACATCGTCTTCAGTAGCATTCATCATCAACTTCAAACCATCTTTAATCATTCGACGGCATGGAGCAGGAGTTGAGGACTTGACAGCCTCAATCCCCATCATTTTTAACTTGGGTTCAGAATACTGAACACCTTCGCTATTCCATACATTGAGAATATATCGCTTCTTCGCAGTCCAAATACCACGTTCAGCAATATTTTCTCGCTTCATTTGCATCTTCTGGTCATACGCCGACACATAATCCGCAAGTTCTTGATATGAACGTTCAATAAAAGGTTCGAATTTCTCCTGGCAGATCTTGTCAAGTATCCCCACAATTGCTGCTTTGTCGCCAGACTTAGCACTAAAAAATTTATCAACAAGAGGTCCGAGATTAAGATAGATCGAATCAGTATCTGATGCGATAACATAATCGTTATCCTTTGTTTGCAAAAGATTATTTAGATATTTGTTCATCTTATTCTCAATCCAACGGATAGAGACTTGACCAGAAAGCGTAATCGCTTCCGCATTGGCCAGTTTGTAGTAACGGAAATATTGATTACCAATAGCACCATATGCAGAGTTGAGTTGAATCTTGCGAGCCATCTGGATGTTGTTACACCGAGAAATCTCCTTCTCAAGTTCTTTAGTTGGAGTCTTTTCATAATCTTGTTTTGCAGCAAGCATTTTCTTCTTGAAGACTGTTCGATCTTTATAGATCTTCTCCATCAATTCAGGAAGAAAACCACGGACATCCTTGCGGTACATTGCACCGTTAGCACAAACCGCACTGTCCTTATACATTTCGAACGTTAGTTCTTCATTAAGTATTTTATCAACTGTTGCTGCTGGGTGCCTGGTATCCCTGAGTGTCTCTGGCGAGATATTGTACTGCATAATAAGGTGAGGATACAGACTGTTAAGGTCAAAAGACACAACCCAGTCATACTTTCCAGGAATCGGTTCTTTGACATATGCCCCAGCGTACTTGGAATCCTTATCCGAACGTTCTTTTGGTGGAATAACGATATCCCTCTTCTTCAGGTAATTATAGATGATGGCATCCCACATCCTAACCTGAAAAAACACATCTACGAAATTTACCTTAGCGTCAAGTGCCATGGTAACAGCAAGTTCAATCAGTTTCATCTTGTCTTCCAAACGGTCAACAAGTTCCACGTCAATGATATTATATTCTACGAACTTTTGCCACCCTTTTGTGTAAAAGTCTTTGAACGTATCAAACTCAGAGTGATCAAGTTTCTTCTGTCCGAGTTCAACACTAGCTATGTAGTCCAGACGATATGATTCTTGGTTAGTATAGGTAAACTTTTTATACAAATCAAGGTAGTCAAGTTGAGTAATACCCCCAACGTCATAGGTAATATGCTCGCGACCCATGATGACAGTTTTATCTTCCGTTACAAGACCCCAAGGAGAGAACCTCTTCTTAAGTTTCTCGCCAAGAACTCTATCCAAGCGACGGCAGATGTACGGAATATCGTACAGTTGAATATTCCATCCAGTCAAAACTTCTGGAGTGTTTTCTTCAACCATCCACCAATTGATGAAATCGTTCAGAAGATCATATTCATTATTGAACTGCTTATAATAATGATTACCTTGCTTTAGTTTGAATGGTCCTTGACCCCAAGTAATAATTTCCTTTGTATTGTAGTCCTGAATAGTAATCAATAGAATTTCTTCTGCAGCAGATTCTACATCTGGGAATCCATTCTCAGACTTAACCTCAATATCAAGAGTTACAAGTTTAATCTTACTCATATCAAACTTGATTTCATCTTCAGAATACTTGTCAGAAATATACTGATAGATATACCTGTCGTTTCCGTAGATTTTGAAATTCTCTACACCTTCATATTTTTTGATAAAATCCCTACATTCTCTCACCGTCCCAGGTCGAATTGATTCAACGCATTCGCCCTGAAGAGTCTTGTACCTAGTTTCTTTTTTAGAGGGCACAAAAAGAGTCGGAGAAAACTTTTCTCGGATCATGAAATGTTTTCCATTTTCATAACCCCTAACGAGAAAATGATCTCCGACCATTTGAACGTTGGTATAAAATCGCATTACGAAATCAAGTTAAAGAAGTCAATTTGAGATACTGGTCGATAATTTCTTGTGTAGGTTCGACCACTGTTAAGATGTCCTCTGAGCGCAATCTCAATTCATCTTGTCCAGAAACTTCTGGCCAAGGAACCAAGTTCCCATCGACATATTCATACGGTTTAATGATCTTGCAGTCGGGTTCTCCCAATTCTACTTCAAGTTCAACAACTTCGCAAATAACGACGTTATCAACCTTCAGCAGGAGTGCTTTGATCGTCTTGTTCGGTGAAGGCATTTAATCGATCCTCATACATTTGTTTAACAGATTCAAGTGGTTCTACAACCGTTACTACCCAATCGGGTTTGATGGGGACTGCTTTGTCTGATGTCAAAAGAATCCATGGAGACATTGTAATCTCAACAGTAGAATCATTCGAATCAAGCATAGGTTCTTCAGTCAGAAGAATGCTTTTTTGTGTAGAAATAGTAAACGGATTGTTCAGAAGATAACCAACGATTTTACCTTCTTCTTCTCCGTAAAGAAGTTCTTTAGCATCGGAGATAACGGTCTCTCCAGACTTCAATAGAATTAATTTTACAGACATTGTTCCTGGTTTCCTTTCAGTATTATAGCAATAAAAAAGAGGGGCGTCAACTGGATTTTGCCAGTTGCCCCTCGGCGTCAGCGACGACGATATTCATTTCTATTTAGGGGGGACTATTAGGGGAATGTGCTCCCAAACATCCCATTGATAAAAAGAGTAAGGGCGGTGCCAATAGTGAGAGTGGCGGCTGTGAGATTCATAAGTCGTCCTCCATGGTACATAATTATATAGCAAAAAGTGTATCATGTTGATACACTTTTGTATCTGATGCATCAGAAATCAGTCAGGATTTACAAATAATCCTTACGTTTGTGATGATCTGGAACGATCTTTGCTAGATCGACTATCAGTAACCCATCTTCAAAAGTAACTGATCTAACTTCCGTTTCGTCACTGAGGGTCCATGATCTTGTGAAACTTCTCTGAGCCATTCCTCTATGTAGATAATTTCGGTCGGACTCAGTATCTGCCTTTTGTCCTTCGACAAAAAGCTTTCCGTCTTGTGTGTAGACATTTACTTCTTCCTTTCTAAATCCTGCGAGTGCTAACTCAAGCCTGGATTCTACGTTACTTACTTGAATTAGATTGTATGGTGGATAATTACTTGCCGTCTCATGTAGGGTTCCTAGACGATCGAAATAATCTTCCATACCTATACTGTATTTATTTATACGATCTAGCAGGGTAGGAATGTCTGCACTATGAAATTTCATTAAGTTAGTCATTTGACTTCTCCTTTAAAAAGCGAGTTTGTGTTGTGTGGTCCCCGAAGGCAACCGTTACTATTTAAGCACAAATCATAA